GTTAGGCGAATTGACTATGGAAACAGCTGCATATACCGCAAGGTATGTTGTAAAAAAAATAACCGGTGAAAAAGCAAAAGAACACTATAAAGGTAAAACACCAGAATTTGCTTTGATGTCCAGACGGCCCGGCATAGGCAAAATTTGGTTTGATGAATACACCACAGATGTTTATCCAAAAGATTTTGTAACGGTGAATGGGAAGAAGATGAGGCCCCCGAAATATTATGATAAAATTATAGCCGAGGCCGAACCAGGTGAATGGGAAAAGATCAAGGCCAAAAGAAAGAAAGGAATGCTAAAAGCGCAGAACAATAAGGACTGTGGAATAGCTAGATTAAGAGTACGCGAAAAGGTACAAGAACTAAGAGCGCGGAAACTAGTGAGGAATCACGATAAGGAAGAAAATGTTAGAAGTGTATAGCATGTACGACAACAAGGCAGATATATACAATAAGCCAATGTATGTAAAGAATTATTTAGAACTAACAGAAGCTTTACAGTATACATTAGCAGAAGATCAGGGAGAAAACATAAACGCGGTGGATTATGAAGTCTATCAATTAGGAGAGTACTACACAAGTACAGGAAAATATGAACTATTTGACGCTCCAAAACATATGGGAAGTCTAAATATGTTCAATAAAAAACAAGGAACAGAAAATGAAGGGTAATTTACCAAGTGTGATGAATCACAACTTTAGCCAAGTGCCTAAAGCGGAAATACAAAGAAGTAGCTTTGATAGAAGCCACGGATTAAAGACAACATTCGATGCAGGGTACTTAGTACCAGTGTATGTAGATGAAGCATTACCAGGTGACACGTTTAACCTGGACATGGCAGGATTCGGAAGATTAGCAACACCGTTGCACCCGTTCATGGATAACTTACATCTAGAGACATTCTTTTTCGCAGTACCAAATAGACTAATTTGGGATAATTGGGAAAAATTCAATGGACAACAAGACAACCCAGGAGACAGTACGGACTATTTAATCCCTCAAGTACAGACACCTGAAGGAGGATTTACAAATGGAAGTCTTTATGATTATTTTGGTGTCCCAACAGGTGTGGACATTGGCAATATTAACAATTTGCATGGTAGAGCGTATAACCTAATATACAATGAGTGGTTTAGAGATGAGAACCTACAAGACAGTGTAATCGTCGACAAAGATGACACAGTAGACATAGACACAAATTATGTAATTAAAAAAAGAGGTAAAAGACACGATTATTTTACAAGCTGTCTACCATGGCCACAAAAAGGAGAAGCGGTAGATCTACCACTTGGTACTAGTGCGCCAGTAGCAACACCAAGTGCATTAGCCACAGATCCAATTGGTGTATTGCGAGGCGGGACCGATGAGATATTATTACAAAGTGACCCTCTCGATGCGAATCTAATCAAAGCATCATCAGGAGGAAGTACTAATACGTTGTATGCTGATCTGTCATCAGCTACAGCAGCAACAATCAATCAATTAAGAGAAGCATTCCAGATTCAGAGGTTATATGAACGTGATGCAAGAGGCGGAACACGATATACCGAAATCGTAAGATCACACTTTGGTGTGACAAGTCCCGACTCAAGATTACAGCGTCCCGAATTCCTTGGTGGGGGGCACAGTTATGTAAATGTGAACCCTGTAGCACAAACAGGAGCAACAGGAACAGATCAAAGTATTATTAGTACACCGCAAGGAAACTTGGCGGCATTTGGGACAGTAAACTTTAACAAACACGGATTTAACAAAAGTTTTACAGAGCATTGTGTAATCATAGGAATGGTGTGTGTAAGAGCAGATTTAACATATCAACAAGGGTTAAACAGAATGTGGAGCAGACAAGGAAGATTTGACTTCTATTGGCCAGCATTAGCACATCTAGGAGAGCAAGCAGTATTAAGCAAAGAAATCTTTGCAGACGGAGCGCCAGAAGATGAAAACGTATTCGGATACCAAGAAAGATTCGCGGAATACAGATATAAACCAAGTGTAATAACAGGAAGATTCAGAAGTAATTTTGCGCAGAGTCTGGACACATGGCACCTGGCGCAAGACTTCGCAACAAGACCGTTATTAAACGGAAGTTTTATTGAAGAAGAACCGCCAATCGATAGAGTGATAGCGGTACAAGATGAGCCACACTTTATATTCGATAGTTACTTCACATTAAAATGTGCAAGACCTATGCCGACATATAGTGTGCCAGGACTAATAGACCACTTTTAAAAAAAGGGGGCGCGCGGAACAGGGGGATTAAAACCTGTTCAGCGAAGCTGAAAAAAATTTTTAGGAGCTAAAAATGGGATTCTTAAGTAGCATCGGAGATGCAGTAGGAAGTGTAGGAGGGTTTGTATCAAACCCAATGGTAGCAAGTGGAGTGCTTGGAGGATTAGGAGGTTACCTAGGACAACAGAGCGCTAATGAAGCGAACAGAGATTTGGCAAAAGACCAAATGAGATTTCAAGAACGCATGAGCAGTACAGCGTACGAAAGAGCAATGGCAGATATGAGGAAATCAGGATTGAACCCAATCCTGGCAGGAAAATTAGGAGGGGCAAGTACACCAGGTGGTGCAATGCCCATAATGCACAGTAGTGCAGGAGCAGGGATAAACAGTGCAACAAATATGATGAAGACAGTAGCAGATGCAGAGCTTAAAGATGCACAAGAAGCAAGCGTAAGAGCAGAGACGATATTAAAACAAAACCTTATACCAGGAAGCGATGGATTAGAGACATTAGGAAAAGGATTTAGAGATCTAGTAACAGATAGTGATGGAAAGATAAGAAAGAATATAGGAGAGGCAGGAGAAGCTTTACAAGAATGGTGGAAGGCGTTCAAAGTAAAGGCCGAAAGTATAGGAATAAGCGGTAAAAGGTTAATGGAAAACGTTTTACAAGGAATTGACGAAATGTCAGCAGAAGAATTAAAAAACAGTATAAAGTGGGAATGGTAAAATGGCAAAAGCAAAAAGAAAAGCATTTAGAACAGCGTACGACGAACATAAGAGATATACAACAGACTGGTTAGATGAAAATGGAGAACGAGAACCAGGAATGACAGAACAACATCACAAAACAGATTGTGATATAGCAAGCATACTTAAAAAGTATGACAGCACAGGAATAATAACTCATACAAATAATGCCATTGCAAACTATGGAGATTTTAGTGATATAAAAGACTATAAAGAAAGTCTTAACAAAATCATGCAAGCCCAAGATAGTTTCATGGAGTTACCAAGTCAGATCAGAAAGAAATTTGGTAATGACCCAGGAAATTACCTAGAATTTGTAACTAACCCAGACAACAAGGAGGAAATGATAAAACTAGGACTAGCAATACAAGAAAAAGAAGTAACAATTCCAAAGGTTGAAATTGTAAATAGTCCAACTGAAACCGATGGTTAAGTTGGAGATGAGAGACACGTCGGTGTCACTCAGAACAGTTAACATCAAGTAGGTTAACTGTTCAAGAGCAAGAGCGCCCTATAAATAGGGCTTACTAACGCCCTTCGGTTGTTGAATCGTTTTTTAACAAAAAACGCTTAATCAGAAGAGCAAAAAATATATAGATAACTATATAAAAGGATACGAGATGAGACGTAATAAAATGAGCCGTAAGGCAAACAAAAGAAATTTTAGACGAGGAACCAAAGTAAAGGCTAAAAATGGAATGGGCCGACCAATGCGTGGCGGAATAAGGTTATAAGCATATGCCATGCTATAAACCTTTAACAGCATGGTATTCAAAAGAAGTGAACCCAACGGGTAAAAGGAGCTTAACATTTAGCTCCAAAGGCTCTCACGAGCCTCACAAGCCTTTAGAAGTACCATGCGGGCAATGTATAGGGTGCAGACTAGAACGAAGCCGACAATGGGCAATGCGGTGCTTACACGAGGCATCTATGCATGAAGAGAATTGTTTCATCACATTAACATTTGATGAAGAGAACCTACAAAAAAGAAATAATCCAAAAAGTTTAGATGTAAGAGAATACCAACTCTTTATGAAAAGATTGAGAAAGAAGTTCGGAAATGGAATAAGATTTTTCCATTGTGGAGAGTATGGAGACAAGAACAAAAGACCGCATTATCATGCATGTATATTTGGATTAGATTTTAAGGATAAGACTCTGTGGAAAGAACACAGAGGTAATAAATATTATATAAGTGAAGATTTACAAGAGTTATGGCCTTATGGGTTTAGTACCATAGGCGAAGTGAATTTTCAAAGCGCTGCATATGTAGCGCGATATATAATGAAAAAAGTGAACGGGCAAGAAGCCCAGGAGCATTATAACGTAATAAACAAAGAAAC